CTAAATTTCAATTTGCCCCTTTTTTGCCCCCTTTTGCCCCTCAAAAGTATTAACAGCAGATCTAAGTATTTCTTCTTGAACATGTGTATAAATATTTAAAGTTGTGGATATATTACTGTGACCTAATAATTTTTGAACAGTTTTATCCTTAACATTATTTTCAAAAAGTCTACTTGCATAAGCATGACGCATTGAATGAAATGTAACATCAGGAGCGCCAATTTCTTTTGCAACTTCTTTAAATTTCTTTCTTACATTACCTGCATCTAAATAGAATCCTTTTGAATTACAAAAAACTAAATTCAATTCTAAATGATATAGATTTCCTAGTTTTTTATAACGAGCCTTTTGTTTTATTTTTAGTGACTGTAGTGGTTCAATAAGCAATGAAGGAATAAAAACTTTTCTTATACTAGATAAAGTTTTTGGAGTTTGAACTTCATATTTGTAAGAACCTTTGCTATCCACATCTACATAAGCTGTTTTGACAACATTTTTATTTACATCAATATACATTTCATCTAGATTTATATCATCCCAGGTTAAAGCTAATAACTCACCTTGTCTCATACCTGTATACAGGGCAGTCAAAAAGAGAACTTCCATTTTATGACCTTTTATAGCATTAACAAATAGTTCTTGTTGCTTAGCTGTAAAAGATTTTTGTTTATTGTTTTTCTCCATTCTAATTTGTTCACTTTCTTTTGGTAAAACAATAGCAGAAGAGAAATCTTTTCTTATATAATCATTGTTATACGCATATCTTATAGCTGGTTTCATTAGCTTATAAATATTTGTGATTGTAGATACAGAAACTTTACTTTTCAATAAATCATTAAAATACTTTTGAAAATCAAGAGTGCAAATGTCTTTTAATTTAACATTAAATATAAAACTATCTTTTATATGTTGATTATACATACTATAGTATACATTTTTTGAACCTTCTTTTAATTTTAAAAAGTGTATATTGAATAGCCAATTTTCAAAAAATGCTCCGAAAGATTCTTTAGTATCTTTTAGGCCAGAGTCTAGGTCAAATTTAATCTTATCTATTTTTTCTTTAAGCTCTTTTGCAGTTGTTGCGTATATATCTTTTGGGGTTTTCAGATTAGGGTGTTTTAGTCTATAAAAAAAGTATTCTTTACCATTCTTGATTTTTTTCTTATATATGCTTCTAGGCAAAATTTATCACCTTCTTTACATCAGTTTATTTTCTTTTAATTTAAATTCTAATAAATCAATAGGAACTTTATAGTAAGAAGCAAGTTGATCAATTGAATATTCCTTTAGATATAGTTCATCAATATTAGAAAAATTAATTAGAAATTGTGCAGCAAATAAGTTAGCTTCATGCTCTTTTTTTATTTTATTTATATTTTTTGTATTAGTAAAAAAGCAATTAGATTTAGTGTGCAATACTGCATGCCCTAATTCGTGAGCTAACACAAATCTTTTTTCGTATTCATTTAAATTCTCATTTAGATAAATAACTTTTGTACGTTTTACATATTTATACATTCCCCAAACTTTGCCCAATGGCACTGGAATAATAATTACATCTAATGCAGAAGCAAGTTCATACGGACATGATGTTTTAAATTTAATTTTTAAATTCTCAATAACTCTTTTTATATAATCGCTTGTCAAGTTTCATCCCACCTATTTTTTATATTTTTTTGGTGTATATTTATCCTTATTTTTTATCTTTATTTGTTCTAATGCGATTTTCATAGCTGATTCAATTAGATCTAAGTCATTTTCATCCAATTCTTGACCATTATAATAAGCTATCCCATCAGTACCATCTCTAAATTCATCCATAAGTTTTTTTAAATCTTTAGTTATAGATTTTTTATCTTTTTCATTAAGCCCACTTTCATCATCTGTTAAAAGATAATCTACAGTAACACCAAAGAAATCCGCTATTTTAAGAAGTGTTTTTTTACCAGCTTCCCTCTTATTGCTTTCAATCATTCCTAGTGTAGATTGTGCTATACCAATTTTTTCGCACAGTTGTTCTTGTGTTAAATTCATACCTTTTCTTAAATTTTTGATTTTATCACCTAACATAACAATTCACCTCATGGGATTATTTTATCACTAAATGAGATAAAATCAATAGCAATTTTGCGATAACTAAAGAAAATTTTAGTAATAAAGAGATAATTGTATTAGATATCCTAAAATGTGATATAATAAAAGTTTTAAAATATCCTGTTTTAGGATATTATTAAAGCACACCAAGACAAACATTTCACATAACATAACAAAAATATCGTAAAAGAAAGGAGGACAAGCATATGAAAATAACACCAATAAGACTAAGAAGATTAAATGCAGGTATAGAACAAGAAGAAGCTATTCAATGTTTGGGAATAAGTAAAAGTACGTTCTATAAGTTAGAGCAAGGGTGGAGTGGGACTCCCTCGGCACAACTAATAAAAAGAATGGCAGATACTTATGGATGTACTACAGATGAAATTTTCAGAGATTTAAAAATAACAGGATAAGGGAGTGGGTTAATTGTCAATTCTAATATCACCCCAAGAAGCTATGACAGTTTTAGGAGTGGGACATAACAAAATGTATTGCAATCTTTTATTAAGAGAAGATTTTCCTGCCTTTAAGATGGATGGAAGATGGTATGTAAACAAATCTAAGTTACAAGAATGGGCAGATAATCAGTGTAATAAAAAATAAGGAGGACAAGCTATGAATAAATTAATCAATATTTTAAATCAAGGTGGTCATTTGGTAGTAACTAGTAGGCAAATTTCAGATGACTTTGAAAAGGAACATAGAAATGTTGTGAGAGATATAGAAACTTTAATTGCTAATATAGGGGGTGCTCAAAATTGTGCAGACCTATTTATAGAAGCTGAATATCAACATCCACAAAATAAACAATTCTATAAAGAATATCTTTTAACTAGAGACGGATTTTCTCTTTTAGTAATGGGGTTTACTGGATCTAAAGCTTTGGAATGGAAGCTTAAATATATAGAAGCATTTAATAAGATGGAGCAAGCACTAAAAAATCAAACCAAGCCAACTTGTATAGAAGATGTACTTATTCAATCTTTACAAGAAATGAAAGCAGTAAAACAAACAGCACTAGAAGCTAAAGAAGAAGCTGCTAAGAGTAGAGAAGAAATTCAAGCTATGAGAGAAACAATAACATTAGATACTAATGGTTGGAGAAAAGAAACAGCTACTTTAATAAATAAGATAGCTAATAAGCTTGGAGGATTTGAACATATAAGAAATGTTAGAGAAGAATCGTACAAGCTATTAAATGAAAACTATAGTGTAGATATAAACCGTAGGTTAAAGAATAAACAAAAGAATATGGCACTAGAGGGTGTAAGCAGATCTAAGATAAACAAAGTTAATGTACTAGATGTAATAGCAGAAGATAAGAAGTTATTAAATGGATATATAAATATAGTTACAAAAATGGCTATAAGATATGGAGTTGCTTAGGAGGACTATATGAGAGAAAGAACAATTTATGAATGCGAACATTGTAATAAGAAAAGGTTAATTAATAAAACACAGATGAAAAAGCATGAGAATATATGTTGGTTTAACCCTAAAAATAAGACTTGCTTAACTTGTAGTCATTATGTATATGAACCAGGATATTTAGAACCACATCCAGAGATTGATGGTTGTCCTTACGAGAAGATAGAAGCTTATAGATGTTGTTCTTTGAAAAATGAGCAACTAGATAAGAAACCAATTATTAACTGCAGAGATTGGAAAGAGAAGGAGGAAATATAATGAAAGAATTAACATTCAGAGAGGTTATAGCAAATATCAAAGAAGGCGAAGTTTGGGAAGGAAAATATAAAAAAATATATATTCAAAATTCAACACTGTTTGTAGAGAACATTAATTCTAATTTTGATGGTGTTATAGCTGTAGGATTTGTTCTTGATGAAATTTATAAATTAAAACGAAAAAAAATACTCGTTTGCAGAAGCGTTTAAGGCTTACGAAGAAGGTAAGGAAATAGAGAGTTGCATCAATAGTGATTGGTACTACAAATTAGGTGAGTGTGAATTGCTTGTTTATGCTAAGGAAATCAAGGGTGAGTGGTACATAAATGATTAAGGAATTAGCATTTAAACACAAAGTATTTCTAAAGAATTTAGGAATTGACTATAACAACTATTTATTTGTCGGCAAGGGTGCTGATTACTATAGATTTATGGACAAGCACTCTAAGCGAGTATATGACATAAGGAGGTAATTGTAAATGAACATTAAAGAATTGGAAAGGGGTATAAAAAATGTTAACAAGTAATGCAAGTATATTATTAAAAGTTTTTTCAAGCATATTTTTAGGAGCAGTATTCTTAATGGGATTTTTCTCATGGGGGTATAGCAAAAACAAGGTAGACAAGCTTAGAAGTGGCTTCTTTACAGTAGGAAGCTTGATAAGTTTTCTATATACAATAAATATTTAAGGAGGTGAAATAAATGACAGAGGAATTAGCAAGAGATAGCCAGGGTAAATATGCTTATAACCCAGAGTATTTCGGCAAAACTGGCGCACCTTATTCGCAAGACGACCATGATTATCTTGTTAAATGGTATGACAAAATTCCACTTGACGAAATGGCATTTGCACTAGAAAGAACACCAACAAGCATAGAAGCTAGAATGAGGTACTTAAAGAAAAACGGATTGTTATACACTTACAAAGCACCAGCACCAAAGCCATTGAGATACAAAGATATTAAATCTCAAATAGATACAGTAGTGGCAAAGTATTTCAACGGAATACCACTAAATATTATCTTAGAAAAAAATAAGGCTAATGCTTAAGCACCACCAAAAGCAAATAGCCAAAACCAAATAATCAATATTAATTATACCAAATAAAATCAATAAATATCAAGAGGAGTGATTTATTAATGAGTAATGTTAAAGGTTATAAAGTTTTTAATCCCGATTGGACTTGCAGAGGGTTTCAATATGAAGTAGGTAAGACATTCGAACATGATGGAAATATAGAGTTGTGCGGCAGCGGTTTTCACTTTTGCCAAAGAGCTAGTGATTGTTTCAATTACTATGATTTCAATTCAAGCAATAAGGTTGCAGAAATTGAAGCGCTTGATCTAGTTGAAACAGAAGGTAATAAGTCAGTTACAAATAAAATTCACATTATTAGAGAAATCCCATGGCAAGAATTATTAACTATTGTAAATACTGGTAACGACTGTACTGGACTAGAAAACACAGGGGATTGTAACACAGGGAACAGGAACACAGGGAACGGGAACACAAGGAACAGGAACACAGGGAACAGGAACACAGGGGACTGTAACACAGGGGACTGTAACACAGGGAACAGGAACACAGGGAACAGGAACACAGGGAACAGGAACACAGGGAACGGGAACACAGGGAACAGGAACACAGGGAACAGGAACACAGGGGACTGTAACACAGGGGACTGTAACACAGGGGATTGTAACACAGGGGACTGTAACACAGTTGATTTCTCTAATGGTGTTTTCTGTACTAAAGAAGATACAATAAAGATTTTTGATAAAGAAAGTAATATGACATTAAGCGAGTGGAGAGAAAGTAGAGCAAGAAGAATAATAGCTTGGAATATGGAAACAACAGTGTGGATTTATGAAAGTAGTATGACAGAAGAAGAAAAAGAAGAACATCCATCATATAAGACCACAGGCGGTTACTTAAAAGCATTTACTTATGAAGAAGCTTGGAAGAACCTTTGGAACAGTATTACAGACGAAGAAAAGCAAGAAATAATGAACATTCCAAACTTTGATAAGAACAAGTTCAAAGAAATCACAGGAATAGAAATATAGGGAGGTTTTAGATATGAGTAAATTTAAAGTTGGTGATAAGGTAACAGGAACCAAAGATTATCAAATAATGTATGGTGAGGTAGCTATAATTACTAAAATAGAAAACACTGATTTCGGGAATAGATACTATTTAAAAGGTTTTGGAAAAACTGAGTGGAGCGAAGAAGAATTGAAGTTATTTGAAGAAGCAAAAACAGAGTTCAGCTTTGAGGAAGTAATTGCAAGGATTAAAGAAGGGGAAGTTTATCAAAATGAAAGTAGCAGCATATCTAAGGTAGATGGATGTATAAATGTTACAGTTTTTAATGACAATGGTTTTACCATTTCAAAAGATGAGAACTTTACTCTAATATTCGAGTCTGGTAGATACAAACTAGTTCCACAAAAGAAAGAATATCAGCTTTATGAAGTAGAACACCAAGAGAATGGAAAGAGATACTTATTCAGAAGTGATTTAGACCATACCTTAGATGACATGGTAGTGTGTGAAACCAAGTTCGGTAAATCATATGGAAAGATGGTTAAGGCACTTTATAAGGAACTTACAGAAGAAGAGTACAAGGCATACAAGCCTATAGTAAAGATAATCAGCAAAGGTTGTCCGTTCTAGGAGGTGCTAAAAATGAGTAATTTACCAGACTGTTGGTATGAATACAGGCATGAAAACCCACAAGCTAAGAAAATATATACTTGCAGCTGCTGCGGCGGAGGAGTTTACGTGGGTGATGCTTACTGGAATATAAGCGGTCAAATAATCTGCGAGGAATGTATAGAGCATCTAAAAAATGAAGCAGAGGAGGGATAAGAATGTACGAAAATTGTAAATTACAGAATATAAAAACTGTACTAGCTTGTTATGGCGATAAAATGACAGATAAAGAACTTACTCAAATAGCAATTAGAGTAAATGCAGCTAAAGAAAGAATTGATAGGGAGGAAAGAAATAATGGCTAAACTTTATGAGATAGCAGATGGATATAGAAATATTCAAGCATTGTTAGATAATCCAGAGATCCCAATGGAAATAGTAGTTGATGGATTAACCAAGCTAGATGACGATTTTAAGGAAAAAGCTGAAAACATAGCAAAGGTATTAAGGGAAATGGAGGGGGATATAACCTCTCTTAAAGATGAAGAAGTAAGAATATCCAGTAGAAGAAAAGCATTAGAAAATAGAAAACAAGGATTAAAGCTTTATTTAGAAAGCTATATGAGGGCTATAAGCAAGACTTCATTTAAGGGTAAGCTATTTACCTTCTCTATAAGTAAAAACAAGCCTAGCGTTGAAATAAGCAATCTAGAGGGTATCCCTAGTGAATATATAGAAGTTGAAGAAGTTAAAAAAGTAGATAAAAGAAAATTGCTTGAAGCTTTACAAAACGGAGAAGAAATTCAAGGGGCAGCTATTAAACAAAATGAAAGTTTAAGAATTAGATAGGAGGTAAGGTATGAATTTAAAATTTAGAACTTTAAACGCAAGTGAAATAGATGTAAGAGTGCAAAGTGTTACTGCAAAAGGGTGCATATTGTTACTTTACAAAGATGCAAGATGCGACATGAATATCCTGGACGAAACAGTTGGCCCATTGGGGTGGAAAAGGGAACATACAAGAGATAATGCAAATTGTGTTGTTAGCATTTGGGACACAGATAAAAAACAATGGATAAGCAAAGAAGATACAGGAACAGAAAGTAACACAGAAAAAGAAAAAGGACAAGCATCTGATAGCTTTAAGAGAGCCTGTGTAAATTGGGGCATAGGCAGAGAGTTATATACATCACCTTTCATTTGGGTTAATGCTAAAGATTGCACCATTGAAGAGTTTGTATTTAATGGCAAAAAGAAATACAAGTGTAATGATAAATTTGAAGTTGAAAAGTTACTTTATGATGATAAAAGAACAATTATAGCCTTATCTATAAAGAATACCACTAAGAAGGTAAGAGCATTTGTTATGAAGCCACCAGCTGATATTAAGAAGTAAGGTTACACAGATTTTAAGTATAGAAGATTTGTAGGAGGGGTTATGAAAAGAGGAACTAGAATTTATATAAACGATAAAGAGTATAGAGTAGTTTGCCAATATGGAATTACAGAAAAAGTTGCAAAAGAAGATGGATACATGGGCGTTAAATTAGCAATAACAGTATTTGATGTTTCTAAAAATAGATATATTCCATGGCAAGAAATTAGAGGAAGTTATCTAGCTGAAAAAATTAGCGATTATGCTGAAAATAGCTTCAATGGTCAAAATGCTATTTATTGGGATTATTCAAAGTAAGGCGGTGATAATTTGGCAGAAAGAAGAATGTTCGCAAAAACAATAATAGATAGTGATGCTTTCTTAGATATGCCACAGAGTACACAGTTGCTATATTTCCACTTAAGTATGAGGGCAGATGATGATGGATTTATAAACAATCCTAAAAGCATAATGAGAAATGTTAAGTGCAATGATGATGATTTAACATTACTTGCAGCTAAGAAGTTCATCATTAACTTTGGTAGCGGAATAGTGGTTATTAAACATTGGAAGATACACAACTATATTGCTAAAGATAGATATAAAGAAACCAAGTACAAGCAAGAGAAATCAATGCTTTCACTAGATGAAAATAATTCATATACACTAGAGGAAAATGATATGTATACAGAATGTATACAACCTGTATACGAAATGGATACACAGGTTAGGTTAGGTAAGGATAGGTTAGGTAAGGATAATAATATTATATCTAAAGATATAATTAGTAGCACTAAAGTGCAACCAGTAATAGATAAGTGGAATAGTCTTAATCTTCAAAAGTTGGTTTGCATCAAAGAAGGTACTAATAGGTACAAGCTATTAAATGCAAGAATTAAAGACTATGGAATGGACAGTGTACTAAAAGCTATTGATATGATTGGTGAAAGTTCCTTCTTAAAAGGAAATAACACTAAAGGCTGGACCATTACATTTGATTGGTTAATCAAGCCTAACAACTTCATAAAGGTGCTAGAGGGTAATTATTCAGACAAGCAAGAAAAACCTTTCACAGAGCCTAAGAAAGTACAACCACAATATCAATATTTAGACTAGGGGGGTGCAAAATGGATAAATACTTAGAAAAACTAGTTGATTTGATAAAAGAGGGAAAAACCAATAAGGAAATAAAGGCTGAATTTTGAGTTAATGATAGTCAAATAACGTACATGAGAAATAAATTAGGGATATTCACTAAAGGAAGGAGGGCAAGAAAATGACAGTAGAACTTATGAAAGCACCACCACACGATAAGCTGGCTGAAAAGTCGGTGTTGGGAGCAATACTCCTAGAAAACAAGTGCTTTATAGATGTGATAGATGTTATAAAAGCTGATGATTTTTACGAAAGCCGAAACAAGCACATATTTATTGCTATGTATAACTTATATAAGAAAAAGCAGCCTATTGATGTAATTACATTAATCCAAGAAATTGGACAAGACAAGATCATGGCAGTTGGTGGTCCAAGCTATATTACAGAATTAACAGAAATACCAACGTGGCGAAACGTAAAACAACACTCAAAGATAATTAAAGAGTGTAGCGAACGCCGTAGGCTGATTTGTAGCTTGTCCAAGGCACTTGAAAATAGCTATGAATGTAATTTATCGACTGTAGTTTCCGACCTCTCTAAAAGCCTAATAAGTGGCTCTACGAAAGAGGACAAAAATTACACCGCAGCACAAATTATGGAAAAGACAATTGAAAGGATTCAACAAGCATTTGAAAATGGCGGCAAGATAACAGGGTTATCAACAGGTATTGCTCGTTATGATAAGTATTCCAATGGTATAAAGAAACAAGAGGTAAGTATAATAGCTGCTAGGCCTAGTATGGGAAAGACTGTATTCACGTTAAACCTTATTAATGGATTAAGTAAAAATCACAAAGTTATGATGTTCCAGCTAGAAATGAGTGTTGAGGATATCGGAACAAGAATGTTAGCAGCAGAAAGCTTTATAAACGGATTGAACTTACAACAAGGGAAGATAACTGATAAGGAATGGAGTTCTTTAGGAAATGCTACAAATTCATTATCTACAAGACAATTCACCCTAAATGATGAGGGCGGACTTAGTTGGGACGAGATAGAACAGAGAATTAAGCGTGAAAAGATACAGAACGGATTAGATGTAGTCTTTATAGACCACTTAGGATTAATAAGAGTGGCTAACAGAAATAGAAATAATGAACTAGGGGAAATAACCGCAAGAGCCAAGGCACTGGCAAAAGAATTAGATATAGCGGTAGTATTTCTTAGCCAATTATCAAGGGCGTGTGAACAGAGAACAGATAAAAGACCAATGCTAAGCGACCTAAGAGATAGTGGGAATATAGAACAAGATGCAGATTTGGTTACATTCCTTTATCGCGATGAATATTATAACCGAGAAACGGAAGATAAAAACATTATGGAAGCAATTATTGCAAAAAATCGTAATGGATTAGTTGGGAATATAAAACTAGCGTATCTAAATGAGTTCCAGATAGTAGGGGACTTAGATACGACAAATTAGGAGGAAATATGGAAGGATATATAACTATAGAAAATGGTATAAGTATATCTCAACAAAGGCAATTAATTGAAATGACACGAGGGTTGATGAAAGCACTTACAGAAGATGAATTTATGCAAATAGCATCAGTTTATAAGAATGTGGTTGATAGATTATCAGAACAAGCAAAGAAAGAAGGTATAGAAATATGAATAAGACAGTGTTAATCGGGAATTTAACCAAAGATATAGATTTAAAGTTTCAAGCTGGGAGTGGCTTAGCAATAGGAAAGTTCAGTTTAGCAGTTGCTAGGCAAAAGAAAGGTGAAACGGATTTTATTAACTGCATAGCATTTGGGAAAACTGCTGAAACAATGAGCCAGTATTTATTTAAGGGTTCAAAAGTGGCTATTGAGGGACATATCCAAACTGGAAGTTATACCAATAAAGAAAATCATAAGGTTTATACAACAGATGTTGTTATAGATAGATTTGAATTTGTTGGTGGCAAGAATGAGGGACAAGCACCAAGCAATAATCAATCAAGTTTTGGAAATGATATAGTGCCAGATAACGACATTGATTGTCCATTCTAAAGTCGTAATTGCAAGAAAGTGTGAATTAAAAGAGGTGATAAAGTGAGCTTAACATTTTTAGATTTTTTCGCGGGTGTAGGAGGTTTTAGGCGAGGCATGGAAATGGCTGGACATACTTGTCTAGGACATTGTGAAATAGATAAATATGCAAATATGAGTTACAAAGAAATACATCAACCAAGGGAGGAAGAATGGTTTGGAACAGATATTAGAAGGACAAATGCAGATGAGTTGCCTAGAGCAGATGTTTGGTGTTTCGGATTCCCATGCCAAGACATCAGTGTGGCAGGAAAGCAACTCGGATTCAAAGGTCAACGTTCAAGTTTATTTTTCACAGTTACAAGACTTATTAGGGATACAAAAGAAGAGGATAGACCCAAGTATCTATTTATTGAGAACGTTAAAAACTTACTTAGTGTTAATGGAGGATCAGATTTCCTTAAACTTCTCATTGAGTTGGATGAAATCGGGTATGATGCAGAATGGCAAGTTCTCAACTCTAAAAACTTTGGAGTGCCACAGAACAGAGAAAGAGTGTTCATTATTGGACATCTTAGATGAAGAAGTGGACGAAAAGTATTTCCTATCGGAGGAACAGATGAAAAAGATAATATTAGAAAAATAATAACTGTAGGAAAATGGGAAGGAACAAATAGGCATACTGGGCAACGTATATATTCAATTAATGGAGTATTTTCAACGCTTGCAACAAAAAATCATATTAATGATGTAGCAAAAATAGCAATTCCAGTTTTAACTCCTAATAGGATTAATAAAAGACAAAATGGTAGAAGATTCAAAGAAAGTGGAGAACCTATGTATACACTAACTGCACAAGATAGGCATGGAGTATTGATTAGGAATGCTACAAGTCAAGGATATTTAGTTGCACATCCTGGTGATGGGATAGATTTAGAGAATCCTAATTCCAATACTAGAAGGGGAAGAGTTCAACCACAAAGTTGCCAAACATTAAATACATCTGATACTAAAGGAGTTTTAACACAAGATTATAGAATCAGAAAATTAACGCCTAAAGAATGTTGGAGATTACAAGGTTGGAAAGATGAAGATTTCGAGAAAGCAGCTAAGGTATGTAGTGATAGTCAATTATATAAACAAGCTGGTAATGGTGTAACAGTACCAGTAATTTATGAAATAGCTAAGAGATTATAAATCTTAATATGTAGATATTGTGAAAGAAGTTTAAGGAGGAATAATTATGGAAAACAATATTCAAATAGGTGGTTTATATAAAATAAAAAGTGATAAAAAACTTTGTGAATTAGAAGAAAGACTTACTCCATATGTAAGATTCTTGGGGTATGCTTTAAATCCTCTTAAAAAAGATGATTATTATATCGAGTTCATATATGTTTATAAAGATGATTTAGAACCAACTACAAGAATACACCCAATAAAAATACTTCCTTATGATATATTTTTTGAGTATTTCCAGTTAGAATTAACTACTCAAGAAGTTAATAAGATACTTTTTAAATCCAAAAACAATTAAATCACAATTCTAAGAAAGTACAAGCTATGTAGAAAGCACGACATAACTGAATAGGGGTTAAGTTTATAAGCTTAATATAGGACAAGTTAATGGCATAGGCTTAACCCTACATTATCAATTAATAATCAAGTGATAAGGAAGTGGGAAGATGTTATTACAATTTTTATTAGGAATAGTAGTAGCAACTTTGGTTATGACATATGCACTATGCAAGGCATCAAGTAGGGCAAGTAGGCTAGAGGAACAAGAACTAACAAGGGAGGTTGAGGAAAGTGACAAATAGAGAAAAAGTAGAGTTAACATATAGAGCAATTCAAGAAAGAAAAATGAGAAAAGCTAATAAAAAATTGATAAGTGATGTTAAGAAGGTGATAGGTAATGAGGTATAAATTCACAGATACGGAGATTAAAAAGTTACTTAAGAACCTAGTTATTTTAGTTGATACCAGGGAACAGGAAAATAAACACATAACTGAAATGTTTGAAAAGAAAAAGAAAGCTTTCAAGGTAGTCAAGCTAGACCAAGGGGATTACTCGGTAATGATACCAGCTAATGAGGAAACTAAGGCCTTAGGAATAGATAGAGATATTTGGTTTGATAAGGATGTTGTAATTGAGAGAAAGGCACATATTGATGAAATGGCTGGAAACTTTAAAGAACCGGAAAGGCAAAGGATAGCAAAGGAATTTGCACACTTAAAGGCTAACGGAACAAAGGTTTACTTTTGGGTTGAGGATAAGGACTTTGATACAAACATAAGAAATCACAATTACAGAAGTGAATACAATGAAAAGGCACTTTACAGGAGCATAAAACAGTTCATTTCAAGGTATAACCTTAACTTTAGGGCATTAGATAAAAGCATAATGTGGTCAGAAATATACAACACTTTGGAATGTGAAGTTATAGAGATACTTAAAAATAAAGGGTTTATGGAGGGAGGAAAATAATGATAGATTATAAAAAGGCACTAGAACTTAAGCAAAGTGGTAAACCATTAAAAGAGATCATGGAAGAGTTAAACATAGATGTTAAGTATAAGACATTTCAAAGGGCATTGTATGAGTATGAGAAGACAGGGCATGAAAGAGAATTTAGAAAAATAGAGAGTTTAGATGCAGACCTTCGAGAAGTGGTTTTAGAAGCGATTAGAAAGGGGACAACCTTAGAGGAATTAGAATACCAAGGAGTAAGCAAGAGGGTGTCTAAGGCTCTGATAGAGGACTTAAAAGAAGAAGGGTACGAGATAGGTGAGGTAAACGGAACAATATCCATACTGAAAACAGTAATAGGTCCAGTTGAGGAACATAAGGAAGAATGGAATGGTGAGGAAGAAATAATATTTGGGGTTGTGTCAGATACCCACTTATGCAGCAAGTACCAACAGATAACATTCCTTAATGAAGCTTATGACAAGTTTAAGGAGTTAGGAATTAAGAAGGTTTACCATTGTGGTGATATATCGGACGGATTTTATAAAAACCGAGATCAACAAATTTATGAAATATTCAAGTTTGGGGTAGATGAACAAGCTGAATATATCATAGAAAATTACCCCGAGAGAGAAGGAATAACCACAGATTTTATAATAGGAAATCATGATAACACTGCGATTATCAACGGTGGAGCAAATATCGGCAAAATGATTGCTAGGGAAAGAGAAGATATGAATTATCTAGGTCACTCATTTGCTAAAGTTTGGCTAACACCAAAATGTGACATGGATTTAGTTCACCCTATAGATGGTTCAGCTTATGCACTTAGTTATAGTGGTCAAAAGTATTGTGATAGCTTAAGCGGAGGGGAAAAGCCAAAGATTATAGCAATGGGACATCATCACAAATTCTTCTATATGTTTTACAGGAATATTCACTTTATAGAAGTACCAACTACCCAAGCACAAACTCCATTCATGAAAGGTAAGAAGTTACCAGCTTATACAGGAGCATTGATTTGTAGGTTAAAGGTAGATGCAGAAGGAACAATAAAGAACTTTAATGTTGAGTTATTACCACTTTACAAGGCTTTAGAAAATGATTTTTAAGAGGGGTTAAGTCCCCTCTAAGGAGGTAAATATGGAAAATGTAATTGGCTTATTTGTAATAATATGTTTTATATCAGTTGTTGTTATGACGTTAATGATACCTTTTAACATAAGTTCAATAGCGAATAGCTTAAAAGATATAAGGGATTTGCTAGAAAAAGAGAGTAAAGGGAGGGGTAATCAATGAAAGTCGAATTGAGTAATCAAGAATTAAAGGATATATACGGTTGCATAGGTGCAGTGATATTAAACAATTCAGAAATAATGGAAAGGGAAATCCTTGGAAATAAATTCAGAGAAAGGCTAGAAGAAGAAAATAGAAGATTAATGGAATTAACACCTAAAGTATTCAAATTAATAGAATGGGGGAATAATTAATGACTTTAGAAGAGTTTAAGGAATTTGCAAGGACTGTTACTAGAAAAGAGTTTTTAACTAATAGTGAGGATAGAACTGATGAAAACTTTCAGCCTAAGGACTTGCCCGAAATAGATTGTCCTTATAATTATAATTTACCGGATTCAGATTGCGATATAACTTGTAAGGAATGTTGGAAAAATGCCGTAAAAGACATTAAGTTCAAAGATGATATAGAAAAAGAATTAATTGAAGAAATGAATAAACAACCAATTATTGTTTCTGATAGCGTTAATCATCCTTCACATTATACTCATGGGAAAATAGAAACTATAGATAAAATAGAAGATGTGTTGGGATTAGAAGGTTTCCAAGCTTACTGTGTGGGTAATGCTATTAAGTATTTAGATAGATACAAGTTAAAGAACGGATTCGAGGATATAAAAAAGGCTAAGAGATACTTGGAGTTTTATATTGAGAAAACGGAGGGGAAATAGAATGGATAGAAAGGAAATTCAAGATAGAATAGAACAGAATAAAAAGGCTTTGGCTGATTTGGATAAGAAGTATTTAAAGGCTTTTGCACCAGAGGGATATAAAACAGGGACAAGCTATAACGATTATGACACTATCCATGGAAGCAGAAAAGAATTAAGGGTTGAAGATTATATAAGAGAAAGAGAGAAGATAAGGGCATTAATTGAACTGGATGAGCAGATTTTAAGTACAGAAATAGCAATAGCAGAAGATGAAAAGTATCTTAGTAAGCTTAAGAATAAAGAAGATAAAATAAAATATCTAAGAAAAGTAAGAGGATATACACAAGAAAGAACGGCAGAAATATTAAATGTAGATGTAAGAACCATACAGAGAATAGAAAAAAATATGAAATGTCGTAAGAAATGTCGTAAACAATAAAAAAATAAGTGGTATAATAGTAATTAATTAGAAGTGTAAAGTCGAGGGAATATTATATCTCTCGGCTTTTTATTATGCTTAAAAGTGGGTTGGAGCATTAGGGCAAACCAACGTGTCAGTAAGGGAGTGGAAGGCTGACAGATTAAAACTGTTGGAGGTGATTGGGTTGGAGAGATATATCAAGAAAGTTTTATTGTGTGGCAAGGATGATAAGGGAAATGATTGTTATTGTGACTTTTTCAATCCTAGTTGCCAGAAGGGATATAGTGGTGAATGTATTGATGAAGTTCACTATGTAGATAGATTTAGTGGAGTACATGAGTGCTTCAAGAATAATAAACGAGATCATGCTAAAAGTGATATATAAAGTGTTGGATTGTTGGTAGAAAGGAGGTAAGTATAAAATGGCTTTAACGGATAAACAAAGAGAAGCTATTGAATATATCGTAAAAGGTGAAAACATTAGTAATGTTGCCAAATTAGTAAAGGTTAATAGAACTACTATTTACGAATGGATGAAGAAAGAAGAATTTAAGAGTGAAGTAGACAGGCTTACAACAGAGATAAAAAATGGAGTTAAACAAAAGATTAATGCTAAAATAGATTCGGTGCTTGACCAAGTGTACAAGATAGCCACTACAAGCAAGAGTGAGAAGAATAAGCTAGATGCCTGTACTTATCTGCTAGACCAGGCACTGGGAAGGGCTACAAGCAAGGTTGCTGATGTTACGGACAAGGAAACAGATAACGCTAAGGTTGACCTAGATAGCGAGATGAAAGACCTCGATAATGTGGTTGATTTCGGCAAAGTTAAGGCGAAATAATTTAATACTTCGTGTAGAGCAACGCGAAATAATAAAAATAGCGCCAAAAGTTTAGTGAGAGTAAACAAGGTTATGGCTATTCTCAATGGATTCTCAACAAGGAATGAGAGTATCACTAACTTAGAGAATATTTCTGGTTACTTCGTTAAAACAAGATTTAGCGAAATAATTTACTGTGTGCTACTCAACTCCCAGATAGGGGGTATGGTTCTAATTTGCCACTCTCTCTAGGGCGGTACTTTAGTTATATAATTTTTATAATAATTTTTCAAACTCGAAAGGAATGAGGTTGATGTATAAAGTCCTTTATGCAATTATCAGCATAATATGGATATTAGATATTTTGAATATACCAGGAATGGAATTTTTAGATACCACGTTACCAATTAATGGACTAGCGTGGTTTTTAATTTGGTGTTCTTTACCCAATACTGATGATTAGAAATTAAGGAGGTATGAAGATGATACAATTTGACGGATATGAATTAACTGAAAATCAGTATAATCTTTATATCCTTAAAAAGCATTTGATTAGGTATACTGGCGATATTTTAAAAGCCAATATGCTGATTGAAAAACATAAAAAGAACTTATTTGGTAAGAATGGATTAGCAGTAGCACTCGGGGAACATGACTTTGAGTTTTATTGCTTATATTTTTTACAAGATACATTTGTACCTAAGGAAGATAATACCGCTAGAAACCTTGCGCCAGTTCATCTCGAGATATGGGAAGAACTAAGCAAGATATTTATAGACGACTTATACGATAAAGAAGAATTTGTACTTCCTAGAGGTTGTTCTAAGTCGACTATTATAAATAAAGCTTTAAGCTGCTATGCGCATTGCTATAAAAAGAGTAGGTATACAATTGTAATAGGTAATAAGGAAAGTGATGCTACCCAATTTATAGATGATACTAAGCAAATGCTAAGTAATAAATACATAGTTCAAGGATTTGGCGTTTTAGTTAACAGGAAGGAAAGGACAGTTAATAAAATTGAACTTGAATTAACTAATGATACTAAAATTCAAGCCTTTTCTTGGGGTTCTTCTGTAAGAGGTACTACTTATGGATGTATAGATGGTATATTTAGACCTTCTTTAGTTATATGTGATGATATTCTTAGTGAAGATGATATTTTAAGTGATGGTGCTAAAGAAAAAGTAATTAAAAAGTATTATACAGAAATTGCCGAGGTTGGTGATACAGAAGTAATAAGAAATGGTGTAAAGATTAAAGCTGCTACCAAGTTTATTATTATTGGTACTCCACTGGCGCCGGATTGCTTTATTAATACAATTAGGCAAGATAGCACATTTAAAGTATTTAAAAGAAGTGTGTGTGATTTTGATGTTGATGAATACTTTGAGAATAATCAATGTTGGTTACATTATAAAAAGATACTTCTTAATGACAAAATTGATAAAGAAGAAAAAGAGATCTTATTAAAAGAATACTATTCAAAGCATAAAGGTGAAATGGAGTTTAAGACCATTTGGGAAAAGTACCAATGTGACAAACTGGCCCAAAAGTATTTCACTAAAAGAACCGCTTTCATGCAAGAACTTATGTGTTCTACTGAAAAGATAGGGGAAAAGTGGTTTAAGAGTATGAGAACTCAATCGAAAGACCAAATTGAAGATAATTACTTCTTAAAAACAATGCTATGTGCTGACCCAGCTTCCACTATTACAAGAACTTCGGACAGTACTGCTTTATGTGTTGGTTCACTTGCCAATAATGGCTTTAAATATGTTAGAAAAGGAATATTAGCAAAGTTAGGCTTTGAAGAGTATTGCCAAAAGGTGGTTAAGTTATTTAAGGAATATACCCAAGTAACTCATATTTATATTGAAAAGAATACATTCCAGGGCGCTGATGTAATTAGAATAAAGGAAATTATGTATGCCGACGCTACTTTAAGGAATAGACCAGTTACATTTATCAATGAGATGCAAAGAAAAAATAAAGATAATAAAATATCTGCTATGGTAGATGATGTTAATTCTGGACAAGTCATATTTAATGAAGATGATAAGGAGTTTAATCAACAAGTATTAGATTTTGCTGGTCAACTTTATTCGCTACATGATGATGCTCCAGACGTAACAAGTGAATTTTGGAAGAGAATAGATGAAATAGAAGTCAAGCCAAGCTTTTCAATAACAACTTGGGATGAATTATATGGTTAAGGAGGTGTGTGCATGGAGCAAAAGGAACTAGAGTTAATACAAAAGTGTCATAGTGATTTTATAACTAAGAAAAGTTATTATGATGACATAAATCGCTATTATTATGGGAATACTGATTCTTTAATCAACTTTGTGCCACGGAAAGGGCGTTCTAATCTAAAGGCTAAAGCTAATTTTATGCAAAAGCTTATAGATGAGGAAGCACAATATAGTTTTGGCAATGATATTACGTATATTGCTAAAGATGATAACGAACAAGTTATTAAAGACATTGATTATAATTTAAGTAATAATAATGAAGATCATGATATTAATTTAGGCATAGATTTAATTAAATTTGGTATTGTTTATGAAGTTAGCTATTTGATAGAATATGAACCTGAAAAATTTAAATTTAAGAACAAAATTGTAAGTCCATTAAATGGCTATATGTATATAGTAGATGAAGAACCTAAATACTTCATACATACTTATAAAAAGCAGCTTGACAAAGAAGAGTATATAGATGTTTATACAAATAAATTTATATATCATTTTGATTCAACGTGGACAGAGGTAAAACCAGTAACACCACATTATTTTGGGATTGTACCAGTTGGTTTTGGAATGGTTGGAGGCAAGAGGTATAACAATGATAAGGGTTATATTGAAGGGGATAAAACTATTTACAGAACTATAAAAACAATACAAGATGCTTTTGAAACAAATTTAAGCGATATTGTTTGTGAAATCTCCGATTTAAGAAATGCAATACTTAAACTTTATGGTGTTGAAACTGAAAACGAGGTTGATAAAGACGGAAATGTTGTTCTTGATGAAAATGGTAAGCCTAAAAAGAAACAACCTGTAATAAAAGATAATACAGTTATGTTATTCGGAGATAAAAAAACACAAGATGCAGAGTGGCTTATTAAAAATATAAATGATACTTTTATTAAAAATACTAGGGATGACTTGAAAGACCTTATTTATACTCTTACTAGTCATATTGATAGCAATGAAAAGATGCAAAGTAATCTATCTGGTGTTGCTTTAAGAAGCAGACTTCAAAGTTTAGAAGCTAAGTGTAAAATGAATGAAAAGGCTATGAAGAACATCATAAAAACTAGGTTAATTTGTTTGTTTAAGTTTTTATATTTAACTGCTAGTAAGCAATATGATATTAACTTAATAAAAATAGAGTTTACTCCTAACGTTCCAGTTGATGAAACTTCAATAGCACAAATGATTTCACAATTACCACATGAAGTTGTTTCAAATGAAACTAAGAGAAGCTGGTTACCTCGTATTGATAATCCTGTTACAGAAGGGGAAAAGATTAAAAAAGAGGAAAACGAAATGTTTGATTTAGATACAATATCCAAAGAGGGTGTTGTAAATGAATAAAGACCAGAAGCTTTTTAGAGATAAGTTTATTGAGTTTGCAGAAGAACTTTATAAACAAGGTGATAAAGAACTTTTAAATATACTTAGACAACAAAAAATAGATAGAGATAAGATTTTAAATGAAGTTGGAATGATACTACTTAGATATAACATTCAAGACACTTCTTTAAACCTATCTCACGCTGAATATACCAAGGAATACAAGGATTTAGATATACTTATTAGCAATACTTTTGAAAGCCAATATAAGGGTGAGAAGTTGGCTACAGACAAGCTATTAAAAATGATAGCAGAGGATAAGTATTACTCTAATTCTTTTTTATTATCTTTAGGATTAGATTTCAAGCTGAATAAGATAAAAACTAAAGATATAAAGAAAATATTAGATGCAACAATAGAAGGTAAAAACTATAGTGATAGGATTTGGAGCAATAAAAATAAAGTTGCCAAAGTTATAAAAAAGGAAATGAAAGACTTTTTGCAAGGTAATACCAATGTAAATGATATTTATAAAGTGGTTAAAGATAGGTTCAATCAAAGTGCTTATATAACTAGAAGGTTAGTGCAAAATGAAGTCGCTAGAGTACAAGAAGAAGTTAATAATCAATGGCAAGAGGATAACAACATTGAATGGGTTTTATATGATGGCACTTTAGATGATAAGATTTGTGGAGAGTGCCAACAGTATGATGGTAAAACTTATAAAGCTGATGAAAAGCCTATAGATTTACCTCAACACGTTCATTGTAGATGCACTTATATTAGTTTGCCAAGTAAAGAGTATAAGCCACGTTCAAGAATAGATAATATATCTAAAAAAGATATAAATTGGACCACTTATAAAGAATGGAAGGAGGATAATATATAATGGCTAAATTAGCAGTAGAAGTAAGTGTTAAAGATACTGATTTATTTTCATGTGTAATTGAGTTAGTAAAAGACTTCACACAGGATAAAAGAGTACCAGACTATATAAGAGCAGAATATTATCTAAAGATGAATGAATTATACGAAAAATACTCTAATAAAGAACAATGTTAATCAGCACTTAGGAAACTAGGTGCTTTTGTTATGCCTTTTATAGCTTACCACAAGGCTTTAAAGAATGGGATAGCAATAATATTACATTGAACTTTATGGGGCATTTATGAACTGTAAGGGGCAAGGAGGAAATATGAAAAAGAGTGATTTATTAAAACTAATAGAAACAATAGCTGATGATGGGGACATAAACGAAGTAATCCTTGGGGCTGACGAGTTTAAGGGATTAGGGAAAGTGGACTTATCTAAGCTAAGTACTGATGAGTTTAAAAACTTACTAACAACAAATGAAGCAATTAAAGGTTATATGACTTCTCGTGATGATAGCATTAGGTCATCTGCGGTAGAAACCTTTAAAAGTGGCAAAATGAAAGAACTTATAGATAAGGCAGTTGAGGAAGCAAAAAATGGAAAGAAAACTCCAGAGCAAGAAAGAATCGAAGAATTAGAAAAGCAATTTGCTGAATCACAAGCCCAAATTCAAAGACAAAATACAATTAACAAATATACAGGAGTTCTAAAAGAAAAGGGATTACCTACTGAACTAGTAGATTTTGTTTATGGTGATGGCAAAGAAGAAACTATTGATAAGAATATTGAAACATTAGGGACAGTGTTTAATAGTGCTATCGATAGTGGTGTTAAATCGAAGTTAGGTACAAGTTCTTATGTACCACCAAATGATGATGCAACAAATGCACTTGATGCACAAATTGCCAGTGCAATGGGTGTAAAATAATTTATTTAAAAAGGATAGGTGATATTTTATGGCAAATACATTAGCGTATGCAACTTTATTTCAACAAAATTTAGATAAGGCAGCAGTTCAACAAGCTAGAACTGGCTGGATGGAAGGTAATGCTGGACAGGTAATCTATAAAGGTGGTAAGGAAGTAAAGATTCCTAAGCTTTCTATGGACGGATTAGGGGACTACGATAGAAATGGTGGTTTCAATGGTGGTTCAGTTACTTTCGAGTATCAAACAAAGCAAATGACACACGATAGAGGTAGATCATTCTCTATAGATGAACTTGACGTTGATGAAACTAATTTTGTAGTTACTGCTTCAACTATAATGGGAGAATTCCAAAGAACTAAGGTTGTACCAGAAATTGATGCAACAAGAATAGCTTCTCTTGCAACTATGGCTATTGGAGTTGCTGACGACACACAAGTCAAGTATGGATATACACCAGCAAAGGCAAGTATCGTTGACGAAATTAAGGCTGGTATAAAGAGAATAAGGGAAGAAGGATTTGAAGGCGATTTAGTCTGCTATGTAACTTATGATGTTTCAATGTTAGTTAGTCAATATTATGGCGAAAAGTTATCGGCTGCAACATTTGCAATTAATGGAGTAGATACAAGAGTTCCAGCAATAGATGGCGTACCACTAGTAGAAATGACTTCTAACAAAATGTACACAAAGTTAAAGTTTAATGATGGTAAAACATCAGAGCAAACAAAAGGTGGTTTTGAAAAGGCTTCTGATGGAAAGTCAATTAACTTCTTATTAGTGGCTAAAGAATGCCCTATTGCAGTTTCAAAAACAGATAACATGAGAATTTTCAGCCCAGAAATAAACCAAAAGGCTAGAGCTTGGGCCATGGATTATAGAAAATTCCACGATATATGGGTTCCAGATAACAAATTAAAAGGTTTATACGTAAGTGTAAAAGAAGCAAAGTTACCCTAGTGAAGCCCTAGACAATGCTAGGGTTGGAAAAGCCAAAGTTGGTAAGGCAAAAGTAGGAAAGGAGTAATGAAAGATGGCAGCATACGAAAAGCAAACATGGGTTGATGGAGAAACAATAACAAAAGCAAAATTAGATCATATAGAAGAAGGGATTGCAAACATAGAGCTTACTCCTGGACCTGTTGGACCAAAAGGAGAAAGAGGAGAAACCGGACCTGCAGGAGCAGATGGACAAAAAGGCGAAAAAGGGGATCCGGGACCAGCTGGTCCCAAAGGAGCAGATGCAGTAATTAATAAATTAAATAAAGTAGATGCGTTAGATGGTGGAGCAGAAGTTGCAGCAGTAGTAACAGCATTTAATAATTTAATTGCAGATCTAAAAGAAAAAGGGATAATGAATAGTCAATAGAAAGTAAGAGGGGGACATCCCCTCTTTTTTAGAGGTGATTAGATGTTTACAGATGAAGAGTTAGAAGAAATGGCAATATTGGCTATATACAATTATTTTGATGGTGAATATGCAAAAGAACAAATAAAAAAAGATTTTAATTTAGCAGTAAAGTTGCTTATTAGTAATGTTAAAAAGATGCTAACAATGAAAGTGGCTGGTGTTAGTTCTGTAAGCCAAGGAAGTCAATCTATTAGTTTTGAAAACGGAGTTGAAGTATTTACATTAACTTCTGATGTACTAGCTTTATTGCCAAAGAAAAAGACTTTTAAAGTGTGGTGATAGTATGATTTTCTTTGCAGATACAATTATGTATAAAACCGAAAAAACAGAAATCAACCATGCTGGGCATATAAGTACAAGCTACACAAAATTAGATGATGCTTATTATGTGAACATCCAACCAATAGATGAGAAAGCGATTAAGTATACATGGGGAAGCGATATTAAGTCAAATTTATCTATGTATTCAGATGTGGATTTAAAAGTTGGCGATATTGTAGTGATTAACGATAAAGCTTATGCAATAGAAAAGAAAATAGCTTGGAGTACATATTCTTTGTATGCACTCTTAGAAAGTGACGAAGAAGTATTATGAGTTACAAGAGTAATATTCCAAGAATTAAAAAATCTATTATGGAAGTTTTAGAAGATGCAAGCCAAGAAATTGGAGTTACAGAACTTGCTAATATGCAGAGCATAGTGCCAGTATTGACTAGTACATTGCAAAAGAGTTTGACATTTAAAAAAGCTAAAAGTGATAAATCTTATTCCATAACATGGGGAAGTAATGTTGTTTACGCTGCCAAGGTTGAATTTGAAAACAAAAGTTATCTAAGAGCAGCTTTAAGAAGTGGCACTAAAGAAATGGAAGATATATTAAGAAAGCATTTAGGAGGGATAAAATAAATGAGTTACATTGAACAAATGTCAGTTGAGGTTTGGAGTAAATTAAATGAGTTATCCCCCGATAATGTTTTTGATTTAATTCCTAGTGACTTTGATTTTACTAAGAAAGTAGCCGTTGAATATAAGATTGGTGAAAATGTACTAGATCAAGTTTATAAAAATCAGTACACTTTACAAATAAGAATTGTAGGGAATTTTAACACTCAATTATACAAGATTTTAAATTTAGCTGAATTTATAGACAAGGAAATGAACAAGGCTGTAATTCTTGAATCGAGAATTACGAGAGAAAGGCCTTATATGACAAGCTATAAAGACGAAGATAAGTACAATGTAGTTTTACAATATTTAATTAATAGATATTAGGAGGGATAGTATGAAATTTATTGTTGATTCAGCAGTATTATACTATGGTGATTTTAATTTAGAAGGAACAAAACTAGATACCTTACTAGATACAATTAAGTCCAAAGAATTAGGATTAGCTAAAGATTCTATAAAGTTTGAAGCAAAGCCTAATATTAGAGATATAGAATACGCTGGAAGAATGGAAAGAAGCGTAGTTGGTAAACAAAGAATTACTAAATGGGATGTTACAGTAGAAGGTAACATTTTAGATTTAAACGAAGCTGTTTTAAATGCAAGTTTAGTAAATAAAAAAGTTTCTGAAAGTACAAAGTATGATGTATTTGAGCCAAGTGATGGATTAATAGCAGCCGAAAATTATAAAGATTTATTAATTGTAGGTACAGAATTGGGAACAGAGGATCCTATAGCAATTCACGTTTTTAATTCGTTAAATCCAGAAGGTTTATCATTAGAGTTAAAAGATGTAGATGAAGCTTCAACTGCTATGAAATTTACTGGTGCTTATAATAGTGATGGTAAAACAACTCCATTTAAAATATATAAGCCTAAGACAGTATAACGGAGGAATCGTATGGAAAATGTAATTATTAAAACGTGCCAAGCGCTAGATGTATTAAGAATAGTAAATAAACTAGGAATAAAAGATACATTAATAGAATTAATATCTAAGGTCAATACGTTAAATACTAAAAGAGAAAATGAATTTAGAAGGCTAAGAGATAAGCTGATTGAAAAATGTGGTGGTTCAGAAGCCTATAGTAATTTAACAGAAGAAGAAAAAAAAGAAATAAGTCAAAAATCTTTAGAAGAAAATAATGATATTCAAGAAAATATTTTAAATATAGACAATGAAATAGTAAGAGAAACTGCTTCATTAGTATATGATTTTGCAACTAGAATACCACAGGCCGAGAAAGAAGTATATACTTGCTTAAGCAAGATATTTAATAAAGATATTAAAGAAATTGAAAGCCAAGAATTTACTGAAACTATAGAAATGATAAAGACAATTATAAAAAGTGAATCAGTACAAGTTTTTTTCAAATTAGCACCCAGGTAGAGGGAATAGGAAATAGCCTTATAGGCATCCTATTTAAAAATGGGTGCTATTCTTATATAGCTGAAATGAATATAAATGAAGCTATAGACATAATAGAGGGGGTTATAGTTGAGTATTTAGATAGTAGAACTTATCAAAAATACTGTTTAGATAATCTATTGCAACAAATCAATGGGGAAAGTTTAAGCTATTTAGATTATAAAAAAGAGTTAGGGATTATATCTAAAAAGGCTGAAAAAGTTATAGATAAAGAAAAAAATAGACAACAAGCTAAACAATCACTACAAGCTATATTTGGAGGGGATGAGTAGATGGCAACTGATGCTTTTGTGTTAGAAGGGAAAGTAATTCTTAATGATACAGAAGTTTTAAACGGACTTGATAAAGTAGATAAAAAAGCTAAAGAGACTGGAGATACCATGGATAATGTTGGCGGCAAGTCTAATAAATTTAGTTCTATTCTAAAAGGATTGGGTGGAACTATAGCGAGTACGTTTGCATTGGGAAAAGTTAAATCTTTTGCTGACGAGTGTGTGGCTGGGGCTAATGTACAAATCATGGCAGAAACCAAGTTAAGAAATAACTTAATAGCAACAGGAAAAGCAACACAATCAAATGTTGAAGAATTAAAGCAATATGCTAGTCAACTCCAAAAAGTGGGTGTAATCGGTGATGAAGTTGGTATGGCTGGAATGTCCCAATTGGCTACTTTTAACTTAACATCGGATTCTATTAAAACTTTAAGTGATGGTATGTATAATCTTGCAGTTAACCAAAAAGGAGTTAATGTAACTCAAGAGGACATGATGGGGTATGCGAATATGATTGGTAAAGCTATGCAGGGACAAGCAACTGCATTAACAAGAGTTGGGGTTACAATGACAGATGCACAAGCAAAGATAATCCAAACTGGTACTGAAATGGAGAGAGCAAGTGTCATAGCAGATGTATTAAAAGCAAACTATGGTGATTTAAATAAAGAAATTGCTAACACTCCACAAGGTAAGCACCAACAACTTATGAATGACTTAGGGGACTTAAAAGAGGTTATGGGAACATTATTATTGCCTATAGTAAGTAAGCTAGTAGAATGGATTCAACAACTTGTAAATTGGTTTAATAGTTTAAATCCAACAACTCAAAAGGTTGTTATGGTAACTGGATTATTAGTTGCTTTACTGCCAAGTTTATTAGGTCTATTTGCTAGTTTAGCAACGCTAGCTGGTGGATTAGGTATAAGTATAGGTGCAATAGCTGGACCTATTGTTGCAGTAATAGCAGTAGTCGCTGGATTAGTAACTGCTGGAATTGCATTATATAAAAATTGGGACACAGTAAAGGAAAAAGCTTCTGAAATATTTGGAAAAATAAAAGATATAATCGGTGGTGCAATAGATAAAATAAAAGGATTTTTCAAATTTGACTGGGAATTTCCTAAACTAAAAATGCCACACTTTAAGCTAGAAGGTAAGTTTAGCTTAATGCCACCATCAGTTCCAAAACTAGGAGTTGATTGGTATTCTTCAGGGGCTATTTTTACTAAAAAGACAATATTACCAGGTGGAATTGGTGTTGGTGATGCAAATAAGGGACAAGGAAACAATGCAGAAGGTATTTTCCCACTAGATAAATTAGAAAGTTGGATTAAATCTATCGCAGATAGACCAATAAAAATTTATATTGATGGAAAAGAAGCTATGATGGCATTTGCTCCATATCAAGATATTTTTGAAGAATACAATAATCGATTTGCATATTAGGAGGGGATTTGATTAATGTTAGATAGATTTATATTTAATGGGAAGAAAAATTATAGTGATTTAGGTTTATTAGTTAAGTCCCCAATTAATATTCCTATTACCCAAGAAAAAGTTACAGATGAAGAAGTTGAGGGAAGAAACGGAAGCTTAACCATAGCAACTGGCGCATATCCCGACAAGGTACTAGATATAGAAATAGGGTTAGAGGATAATGAAAACTTTTGGAAATTTTTTGACCAAATAGACGATTGGCTAACTAATATAGAAGATAATAGATTGATTTTATTAGATAGACCTAACAAGGCTTACAGAGTTAAAAGAGTAAATAAAACTAACTGGGTACAAGAAATTAAGTGGGAAGGTACAACAACCTTGTCTTTTCTATGCGAACCATTTTTAACAGAGATAGAAGAATATCCAATAAATATATTAAATACAAACAACTTTTACTACCAAGGAACATACCAGGGTGAGGTTAATTTAAAGATAAAGGCTACCGGGAACATACAAGTTGTGTTTAATGGTGAGCCTTTTATTGTTGAGGGAGTTAATGGGGTTATAGAAATAGATGGAAAAAACCTAAGGTGTGTAAATGCTGATGGTACAAACCACGATTTTACTGCTACATTCTTTCCAACGTTGCAGAGAGGTAATAACACTATAGAACTTATTGGAAACATTACAGAAGCTATTATGTTGCCTAATACGGCATATGTGAATTAGGAGGTGCTTTTATGAATGGAAATATAATTAAAATAAGTCATTTTCCTAAAGGTACTCCTAAGGACACAGTTTTAACCAAGACAAGAACCGTATTAGATAATATCTGCAGGAGTTGCAACGTTGAGGAAGATATAACAAGTGGAAACTATGTTTTAGATGCAGAATTTCTAGTAGATAGTGGAGGATTATGGAACGAATTAGTTGAGGAAAGCATATTAAAATGTCAACTTGACTATGGAACAGAAATATTTGTAATAAAGAAGGTTAAGAAACAGAGTAGATATATTACAGTTGCTGCAGTTCAAATGACAATACATGCTTGTAATACGTTATGGCTAGAAGATGTTAGACCAACAAACACAAATGGTCAAGGTGCATTAAGTCATATGCTTACTAATGCTGTCGGTAAGAAAAAAGAAATAGTATTACAATCTAATATTTCTGTAACGAATACTGCTTATTACCAACGCAAAAGGCTACAAGAGGCGTTGCTTGGTGCTGATAATAGTTTTATCGAGCGTTGGGGTGGCGAGGTTTTAAGAAGGGGTTACACACTCTCTATAAACGATAGAATTGGAACAGATAGAGGAGTTGTAATTCGTAGAGGTAAAAACTTAACTGGATTTGAAGGAACTACAGATTTAGACCAACTTTGTACTATGGCGAAGGGCGTAGGTTTTGATGGAATTACTCACGAAGGTTATGTAATGTCCCCACTTGCAGAGCAATACGACCAGTATTATCCTAGGGAGTTTAAATATGATGATGTTAAGGTGAAAACAGAAAATGATACAGAGGGTTATGACACTCTTGAGGAAGCACAAGCCGAGTTAATCAGAAGGGTTAATTTAGAATACACTAAAAACCACGTTGACGAATTAAGGGCAGAATATAATCTTAGTTTTATACCACTTTCTATGACAGAGGAATATAAACACCTAGCAAGTGAGGTTATTTACTTAGGTGATACAGTTAAAATCCAAGAAACATTATTAGGAATAGATTTGAAAGTTAGGGTTATTAGTCGAAAATTTGATGTTATGAAGCAAAAGCCACTTTCTATGACCTTATCTAATATTCCAATCGAGGAAAAACGTACTACAGTAAGTGACAGTGCTATTATTAAGCAACTTAAAGACCAAATAAAGCAAAATAATAACTCCGTTGCAGAGTATGTGCAATCTATGATTAATAGCGGTTCTACTAACAGTTACGTGCTTTATAGACAAAACGAAATATTGGCTATGGATAGTAAAGATATAAATAGTGCTATAAATGTAGTTAGATTAAATAAGCATGGTTTGGGCTTTAGCAATACAGGCTATTATGGCGAATATACTTACGGATTTACTATAGATGGAGTTTTAAATGCTAGTTTAATTAGAACTGGTATACTAACCGCAATTCTAATACAAAGCGTTAGTGGGGATTGTAGTATAAACTTAGAAACCGGGGAAGTTAACTTTAATAAAGGAATAATAAAAGGATTAAATTCAGAATGGAATTTAAATACTGGAACCTTTAAAACGGAAAAAAATGAGCCATATGGGACTTACTCAACAGAAATTGGCGCAGGTAGAATATATTCTAGAAATTTATTAGATGTAAAAGCAGACAATGGAATGAATTTTAGTGCGGATAATTTTGCATGGTTCAAAAGAGATGGTGGCGGTTCTATTATGAGTTTAGGAGTAGAAAATAGAAGATTTGATGTTGTTATGGATAGAATATATTTAATAAGTGACCGAAATACAAGTATAGATATAGAAGAAGGAGATATAAAATTATATGGAAATGTTTTTATAAATGGAGTTTCCTATAATTCTGTAATAGCAAGTCTAACTAATTTAGAAATACGAGCTATGCAAAGCGAGGGAATTATATGATAAATACAACTTATGTAGTTTCTTTAGCTAATTATATTGTTAATAAAGTAATAAATCCAAGAACTAATAATCCTTTCTGTATTGAAGATATAAAGAAAGAAGAGTATATAGAACCAGTAAAGATGAAGATAGAGGAAATGGGGGGGATTTGATAATGGTTTATCCAAATAGAGTTGTTTTAAATATAAACCAAAAATATGTTATGCCAATTCCATATACACAACAAGGGGACACCGCAAGAGTATTAACTTTTAACATACTCGATAAAGGTGTTCCTTTTAATTTGACAGGGAAAACAGTTAGGGCAAAGATACTTAAGCCAGATAATACGAAATGTTACAATGACTTGACTATTACCAATGCCACTAATGGGGAATGCACTTTAAATCTTACCAATCAAATCTTAGCGGTAGCTGGAAAAGTTAACTGCCAACTAGAAATAAAAGAGGGGGAAGAACTTCTAAGTACAATTATATTTCCCATAGATGTTGAACCTAGTATAGATATAAATGGAGCAGTAGAAAGCACTAACGAGTTTACCGCTTTATTGAATGGAATTATTAAATTAGATGAATGGGACAAATATTTCAAAGAAACTAGTGGTGCAATAGAAGAAAAATATACCGAAAGATTAAATGGAATTAATTCGTCCTTGGAACAAAGAGTGAAATATTACTTGAATTATTCTGATATGGTATCAGATGATAGTTTAAAAAACGGACAGTCTATTAGGTTATTTGGTTATTATTACCCTAATGATGGTGGTCAGTGTGATTATATTTATGAAAATGGTGAGTTTAAGCCAGTAATCCTTAATTATGTTACTCCAGAAATGTTTGGGGCGAGAGGTGATGGTATAACAGATGACACAGAAGCTATACAAAAAGCATTTGATAGTGATTTATCTAATATTGTAATATTTGGTAGAAAGACATATCTTGTAAGTTCTCAATTGAACATAAATAAGTCCAAATTAATAATGGGTGCAGGATATGCCTATACTCCTAATCGTTCAACTATTTTAAAATGTACACAAGACTGTATTAAAATTAATGTTAGTTATGTTAATATAAAATATATTTACTTACAAGGTAACAGTGACTCTAAGCCTTCATATCAATATTTAGCAATTACAGTTAAGGATGAACTTAGCAAAGCTATAGCCCAAATTACATTAGAAGATATATTTATTGCTTACTTTGATGAAGCTTGTAGAATTAATGGATATTCATGGAACTATAATAATGTTAATATAAATAATGTTAACAAAGGGTTTAATATTCTAGGTGGTACAGCTCATAGGTTCAATGCTTGTTCTGTTAATATATGTAACTATGGATTTGAAACAAAAGATGTAATTTATTCAACTCTAATTAATTGTGGTGTTGACCATGTTAAAGAGAAGGCTTATTATATTCATGGATCAAGTAGAAATATATCACTTTTAGGGTGTAGCGGTGAGAATATCAGCAAAACATTATTAGATATAGATTCAGCTTTCTATGTAAATGTAGAAAATCTTCAATCGTTGTTTAATAATACCCCTAACAGTGAAAATCTTATAAAGTTATCTTCTAGTAGTTATTGTAGATTATCACAAATTAATTTGACTGGATATAGTTCAATTCAAGGTAATATTCTTATGATTAATCTTGGTGGAAATAACATTATTGAAAATTGTGAATGGCTTAGTTCCATAGAAAAAATTAAAATTATTCAAAGTACTGTATTAGGAAGAAATGATATACGATTACCTATAAATACTTCAATAGAAAGCGGAGAGTTCGCGATAGAATCCAATAACAAAGTATATTGTGAAAATGTACTTCCACTACTTCAAAATTCTGAATCTAAGAAATCAATAGGTATTAAACTAACTGGTTTGAATAGTGCAATGCCATTAGAATCTAAATTAGAAAATATAAATGGCTTTAATAATATAAGGATATGGGCGAGTAGTAGTACTAAGGAACAAAATATATATGATATAAAAAATACAGGAGTTACAATTAGTGGCAACGGTTCAATAATTAAATTTCAAAACATGATATTCAAGTCGTTAAGTGAATTGCCAACTAACGGATTCTCTATTAGTGATAGTAAGGTAATTTTCATTAACTGTGACTTTAGTCAATTATCAGTAAGTGGAGGTAAAAAGATTACTTGTGCAAACTTTGCAAATGTAGTCTTTAATGGTTGCCAAGGTATTACTATTAGTAGTGATGTTAAAAAAGATGGTACTTGTGATGTATTAGAGAAGAACGCTTAAAGATAAAAAAGATGATATAAAAATATAATTTTAGGAAGTGTTAATCATGAATATACTAAATTTAATAGTATTTGTTTGGTACTTATTTTATTCGTATAAATTGTATAAGGGAGATATCATTATACCACAAAAATTCCAAGCAATATTTATTATGCTTTTGGGGATTTTTATTTTAATATAAAAGAGGAAAAGAGAGGCATGTATTGAATATAAATATCGAGGTGATGTTTATGATACTTCCAGCTTTTTGTACACAATGTGGACAAGTAGTATCTTCCGGGATTTCTGCTAGTAATAGTGTTAATATAACAATATCAGGGTGTACTGCAACATGTCCTTATTGTGGTGGAGAGGCTCATACAATTGAAGGGACTTTTAATTTTGTAGGGAATACTATTGAAATTATTAAAGCCAGTAATGTTACAAAAGAAAAACTACAGAACCTAAAATTAACATTAGAGAAAAATAAGAGAATATTAACAAAAGAGAGTTTTGAGGAAACATTAAACTCTAAAGCACCAGAATTAAGTGGACTTGCAAGTATTATGCCAAAAACAAGGGATGAATTGTATGCTTTTATAGGTTTAATTATAACTATAATAGGATTCTTTTTAAATACTTTTGGAAGCAATACACCTAGTAGTAATATTAATATTGAAACTGTGAATAATTATATAATTTATGAGAGTACGCAAGAGAATGAAATTAGAGAGCAACAAATTTTGCCTAAAGCGAAAACAGGGAGAAATGAACTTTGTCCATGTGGAAGTGGGAAAAAATATAAATTTTGCTGTTATGAACAAGATAGAAGTCAAAATAAGTAAAGATGAGATGACTTAAAGGACGAACTAAAAATTAATAAGATTTAAGAGAGATTTAGAGTAATTCTAAGTCTCTTTTTATACAAAAAATCAGAAAGGAAAGAGGTAAAGAAAGATGGAAAGAATTTTTAACAGTATTAAAATGGGAGTTGCCTTTATAGGTACAATGTTTACTTGGTTGTTTGGTACATGGGATACAGCATTAATGGTTTTAGTGTTTTTTATAGTACTAGATTACATTACAGGACTTGTTAGAGCCTACATAAATAAAGAGGTAAGTTCTAATGTAGGACTAAAAGGAATAGCTAGAAAAGCGGTTATCTTTGTGGTTCTTATTGTAGCAGTATTATTAGATAGACTATTGAATACAGGTAACTGGGTATTTAGAACATTAGTATGTTACTTCTATATTGCCAACGAAGGTATAAGCTTATTAGAGAATTGTGCTGGTTTAGGATTACCAATACCAGAAAAATTAAAGGGGGCATTAGCACAACTTAAAGAAGGCGAAAAGAAAGAGTTAAAACAAGAGTAGTCAAATAGGCTACTCTTTTAATTTTGATACCGACATTAATGTCGGAGTGAAGAAGAAGGAGGAGATATAAATGAAAAAAATAATAGCTGATTTTGATTTTGGTCATGGAGGAACAGATCCTGGAGCGTGTAGTTATGGAGCAAAAGAGGCAAAACAAGTCTTGTCGTTAAAACCTTATCTAGATAATTCTGCTGCAAGGTATCCACTACTAGAATTAAGATATACAAGAACAACAGATGATTTTGTTTCTTTAGAAGATAGAGTAAAACATGCTAATAGAATTCCAGCAGACATATTCGTTAGCATTCACATGAATTCTTTTGGAAATAGTTCTGCTAATGGAGTAGAAACATGGATAGACTATGGATCTACTAAATCGCCAGAAGTAGCAAATAAAATTCATGAAAATTTAGTAAATGTATTCCCAGTTAATAGAGGGGTAAAAGTATGTGCTAGTAATTGTAGATTCTACGTATTAAGATACTCTAATATGGCAGCTTGCTTAGTAGAGTTAGGATTTATAAGCAATGAGAATGACTTGGCTATATTTAACAATAATAAGCAAGCAATAGCTGACTCTATTATAGATGGAATAGCATCACATTATGGATTGGTTGCAGGAGAAACTAGTAATAAAGAAGAAAAACCACAAATTAAGGAGGAAGGAAAATTGTTAAATGAATGTAAGAAACACGTATTAAACTATGGGGAAAAAGGAACATATGTATTTTTAGCTCAAAGTGCTATGAAAGCATTAGGATTATACAATGGGCCTATAGACGGTTCATATGGTCCAGCTAAGGGAAACGGAAGTTTTTATCAAGCTGTTGTGACTTTAAATAAAAAATTAGGGTTTAACAACGACAGTAATTTAGGACCTGCATGCTGGACATATATACTAGCTAAGTAGTATAATATAGTTGTATCTGAAAATAATTCACAAGAGATAGTGTATAAGGAGTAATCTTTGTGCACTATCTTTTATTTTAGTGGCGAAAAAAAAGAGCGATTAATCACAATATGGAAAGATTAATCGCTCTTTTACTACTTGTGGGTAGTAAATCAATACTATAGTAATAATATAGTATAGTAAGAAAATAAAAATCAATAAAAATATGTAATAATAACAAAAATTTAACAAATAATTTTAGAGGTTTATTTTAACTAAATAATTGGTTATACTTATTAATAGTACTATACTTATAAAGAGGCAGTAGGTAGGGAGTAATCCTTATCTGCTGCCTTTTTTATTTATGTTTATTTTTGATATATATTGTCGAAAAACTTGCGTGATAAATGTACAAGCTATAAAATAAAAGAAAGCACTATAATTGCAAATCAAGAGTGCTTTCAAGTATAATAAAGTATTCGATTTATATACCTTTATTATACTTGATTTATTTATGAAAAACAAGAGATAATGGAGGAGAATTAATGGACCCAATTGAAAGATATAATAAATTACTATTAAATACTGTAATGGAAGATTACAACAATATAACTCGTTCCAAGTTGATAAAAAAATTATTAGAATCAGAAATTGCCAGTAAAAAGAAAAAAGATGTTGATGCTGTATATATAGTTTCTATTGCTCAAAAAGAAAAATTTAGGCAATGTTTAGAGAAAAATCGTAATACAATTAAGGAGATTGAATTATTAGAAATAAATAAAGGATACAAATATTCAATTCCATATAAAATATATAATGTTAATTTTGAAAAATTATCAGAGTTTGCGATTAATATTGAAAAATATAATTGGAACGAGTTTAAAGAAGAAGATATTTCTAAACCTGTATATATAGATAATGAAAATATATGTGCAATAAAGTTTCATAAAGAAATAGATTGTGTTGATAGTGATTCAGGAAAAAAAGTACATATTAGGTATCCATTATTAATGGTTATAAATAAGAAATATAATATATTAGAGTATAGATTTGATAGAATCGTTCATAAAAGGGATGATGTATTTTATTCAAGAACTATTGAGGGGATATCCGATTTTTGTAGTAAACTAAATTTAGATATTGTTCCATATGAACTTGGAGCTCCGTTGGCCGAAATAGTAAAAAACTATCCTAAAGATGCAGAAGAAGAAGTTTGCTCTATGGGTTTTCCTGGAGAAAAAGGAGTAATAGTGAAGTATGGTAAAAATAGAACTATGCCTGTTTTAGGAGAATTAGAGGAATTAGTTCAAAATAATAAAGAGATTTTTGGTGAAAAAGCTAAAGAAATTATAGATGGTTTTATTTTTGAAAAGAAAGTTTTATCTAGCAAACATTATAGAGAAATAAGGTGGCTAAATAATGCATATAATGGAAATACTAGTGATGAAAATAAAAAATTCTTAAAAACTAAAATTATTTTTAATTATAAAGGAAAACATAGAGATTTAATAGATTTTCATTATAGTAATTTAAATGATATGGAGAGAATGAATAATGTTATCGAATTTATTGATAAAATTAACAACAATATTAAAAAATGATGATAAGTTTAAATTTAATAATGATAAACTTAATTTATTAGTTAAGATATTAAGTTTATATAATAATCAAATAATAGATATTGATGTTATAAAAGATAACTTAAATCTTTCTTATGATACAGCAAATGAACTATTACTTCTTTTAGCACGAAATGAAGTGGTAAAAATAAATTATAAAGTTTGGTGTGATAATCCTAATAACAATTCAGATAAGACTATATATGAGAATATTTATGATGTACCAATGGATGAATGTGATATGTGTGATAAGAAATGCAAAAAACTAAGTAATATATATATTGTTTACAGGGTAATAGTGAATGAATAGAGAGTTATTAGATGGTATAGTAAGTTACAGGAAGATGTTGTTAAAGCTATCTGAAGAAGATCCACAATTTTTAATAAACGAACTTTATGGAATTCGTGGAGAAGTTGGACAGAGAGTAAAAAATCTTTTTTTAGAGCTTGAAGAATCAGAAAAAATGAAAGGAATAAGCAAGGGGAAAATATTAGAAAGAATATCAGATGAATTATTTCTTTCAACACAAATGTATAACAATAAATTAAATATAAGGGATAGTTCAAACGAAATAGATGTTTTGGTAGATTTAAATAATATAGGACAAATAGAGTCTGAAATATTACCAGATATAATGAAAAATAATAAGCAAATCATTATTGAATGTAAAAATTATAATAAAAAAATCGGAGTTACATGGATTGGAAAATTTCATAGTTTATTAAGAAATAGAAATAAAAATTTCGGAATAATATTATCGTATTATCCATTGGCAGGAAAAGGAGAGTGGGATTCAGCTAAAGGGCTAGTAAAGAAAATATATTTAAAAGATAGTATAGCAATCATAAATATATGCAAAGACGATATAAATAAAATAGTAAAAAACGGTAAATGCATAGTTCATATTATTGAAGAAAAATATAATGAGTTGGTTTATCAAACAGATATAGAAGGATATATTTCAAAGCATCCTGCGGAAAAATAAAAATTAAAAGATTTAATTATTATATGCTCCAGTAACATAAAATCAAAATAACAGATAATACTATAAAAGTGTTATGTTATTAATATCTAAATAAAGAGGAGTAGATTAATTATAAAGTTAATCTAGTCCTTTTTGATGTACAAAAAAATAATGTAATTTATATCTAGAGCCCTCATTAATATTATAGCATGAATAAAGAGTTTGTTGAATATAAAAATACTAGGATATTAGCCATACCCTAGTCTTAAAATTTGCAATTAATATAACAAAACAATGATTAGATTTAATATTATTTGATAATAATAAAAAATATTGAAATAATAAATAGGAGTAATAGCGTATGGAACAAACATTAATTAGTAGACAAAATTTAGCTAAAAGATGGAATTACGAATCAACTAAGCCTATTGAAGCATTTGAAAAGGCTGGATTATTAAGAAGAGTACCACTTCCTAACTCGATAAGATATAGCATAGAAGAGATAGAGCAGATAGAAAATTTAGGGCAAGATATTAACCCATTATCTCCATTAGAGCGTAGAAGGTTAGAAATCAGATTAAAGGTATATTATATTTATAAAGGCTAGGATATAGTTGGTATCCTAGCCTTAAATTTTGCCCCTATTTTTGCCCCTAAAAGGATAAAAACACTTTTCTTATTAAAGGACAACAATAATATTAATAATGATAAAAGTTAGATGTTTACTAGGTTTGTAGGTAATAAATAAAAAAGGTTAAAAAGGTATAAACTTGTATTTTTTTACCGAAATGCTTACGGTTTTTTTTATTTTGGTATTATTGTAAGTATTAAAGAAATTATTAAATTATATTGAAGACTAGGATAAAATAAGTATCCTAGTTTTCTATTTTATTCATAAAAGGATAAAAAACTATTCTTGCGTGATAATTAATATTGTCTTGGTAAAAGTTATATATATGTAATTATTGTTACAATTTAATTACAAAAATAAAATTATAAGAATGAAAAAATATCAAATTTTAAAATATTTACGTGAAATAGTTTAAAATTATCAAATGAGTATTATTGTAACTATTAATAAAGTAAACAATAACGCTTACATAGTAAAAATGTATAAATTATAATTATAAGCAAAAGTTGACTAAATATTCCATATAAATATAATTAATACTGATAAACTAAAGGAGGATGAAGATTTAGATGGATGAGATCCGAGAAGAATTAGGTATAATTGTTGGGGACCTATACATCAAATATGGAGGGACAGAAGAAATTTTAAAATTAAATAGTATTTTAGATACTCTTGTATTATTAGAGATGAAAGAAATTAATAAGAACATTTGTGAGCTACAGACATCCGTTTAAGATATTTGTTTAGAGTTAGTTAGTGGGTTCAATCTACTGGCTAGCTCATTTTTTTTATAATAATTAAGTTGACAATATTACAAGGCAAGTATTTAATAGTGTTTATAATAAAAAATGTAGAGTTTTTTAGATAAGATGAAGAGGGAAATTTATATTTTTAATATATCCCATCCTCATATGAGAGAATGGGGTGGATATTTGTTTTGATGTGACTTGGAGCCAGCGACGGAACAAGCAAAATAAATATCTACCCCACCTTTTTTATTTATTAAATAAAAAAGGTGAATTAAATATATGAAATGGTACAAGATAAATTGTAATGGGTTTTAATCTATAAGTAATAAGGAGGAAAAAAA